CCCGCCCCGGCACCGATGGCACCGACGGCCGTGGCCAGCAGGTTCGCCGGGTTGAGCATCCCCAGAAGCCGCGACTTCACGCCGTCGAGCATCCGGCCCAACGGCCCGAGCCCGCGCTGGGACAGCTCGACGTAGCCCTCGGCGAATTTGAATGCCATGCGGTCACCTGCCGTGGATGCGTCGGAGTTTCTCGCGGTTTTCCTGCGTGCGTGCGAGCCGCAGGTAATCCTTCATCGGGAGCCGCCGGATCTCGTGGTCCGGTGTCACGGCCCCCAGCAGGATGCAGAGCTGGATTAGCGTCAGGCGGTTCACCTGTTCCGGCGTGAAGTGATGTTCCCTCGCCATGAACAAATACACCTCCGGCCAGCCCGCGAGCTGCATGTCGATCTTGCCGGAGCCGGAGGCCGGCCGCTCCGGCTCCGGCCAAATCAGTTTTTTGCCTCAGCCTCGCCGGTGACGATCCCCGTCTTGTGCATCATCTCGGTCAGGCGTTGCTCGGACAGCTCGCCGACCAGCGGCTCAACGTCGGCCGGCGTCGGGAACTCGTCGCCGTGGTGCTTCCGGAGACAAGTCCACAACACGTAGGCCTGTCCGGCCAGGCTATTGAGAAACGTCTCCAGGTCGCCGCGGCCCGGCTTCCGCTCTGCTAACTTCAGCGCGGCCTCCCAGACGGCACCATGCAGCGACGGCTGGAGCTTTTCGCAGGCCTTCGCCGCAGTGGCAAGGATATCCGGCTGCTCGGCCTGCCAGGCCTGGACCATGCCGGAGTAGAGGTCGACGACCGGCGGTGTGGCCATCCGGTACCGTTTGCCGCGGACGTCGAAGGTCTGCTCGACCGCGCCGGCCGATTGTCGCATGTCGCTCATGGCGTGCTACGCTCCGCTGCTGCTGTTGTCGGCCGAGGCGAGGATCCCGTGGTAGGTCGGGGCCCCGCGCGGCTCGAAGTTGTACTGGACCTCGATCGGCTCGCCGTTGTCGATGTCGCAGGGGATCGGATGCGAGACGATCAACGCCGGGACCGTGACGTAGTCGTTGCCGCTGTCGTTGACGTGCAATTGCAGCGTGACCTTGTCGCGGACCCGGAACGGCATGACGCCGTCTTTGTCGAGCTTCGTCGTGATCGAGCCCGAGAAGTCCTCGACCGTGTCGACGGTAACCTTGTGCCCGCCGGTGTTCTGGCTGGCGTATTTCGCCGTGCCGACAGACGGCTCGAACTGCCAGGCGGTCACGTCGGTGGTCAGCTCCGACCCGTTCTTTTTCGCGGTCCCGTCTTTGCCGCTGAGTGCTTCGACGCTCATGTCGTCCTTCTCCTTTGTTTACAGGGCCCGCGGTCGCTCGACGACCACGGAGAACTGCGTGACAAATTGCCAGATCGTGGCCGTCGGGTCTTCCTCCGGCAGGTTGAAACTCCCCTCGAATCGGATCCGCACGACGCCGCCGGTGGTCAGGCTCGCGTCGGCGTTGGCGAGGCAGTCCTCGACGGCCTGGCGGATGGCCAGCCCGGCATTGTAGCCGGCCGACCATACCTGCACCCGCCACTGCTCGTTACTCCAACGGTTGCGGTGCCCCTGCCCGGCGGGCGTGCCGGCCGGCTGCGAAAGCACCGCGTAAGGCATCGTCCCCGGCGGCGCCCAGCCGGTGAACACCCGCTCGGCCGGCAGCAGTCCGTTAAGCGTCGCGTCGGCCGCCCACAGGGCGTGCAACAGTTCGCTTACAGTCGTCGCGTCGGCCATCGTCTACCGCCCTCCGCCGGTGGCCAACACCCCCAACGTCGGCGTCTGCTGCATCAACGTCAGCATCAGCCAGGGGCGGGCCTCGACGTTGCGGGTGCCCAGCTCCAGGTAAATCATGTAAATCCCCGCCAGCGTCGCGCCGACGCGGACGGCCGGATCCTTGTCGTTGCCGTTGTACTCCCAGACGATCTGCGAGCGGCCGAAGCCGGTCCGCAGGTGAGGCGACTCGCCCGGCTGGCTCGGATTGTCGTAGACCGTGTGGCCCGGCAGGAATTTCCCCCTGGCGTCGCGACCGCCCAGAACGCGGGTGCCAGTGTTCGGCTTGCTCACCGCCTGCCGGCACTTCGAATGCAGATGTACGGCGGCACGCTTCAGCCCGGTCGCGGTCGCGCGGCTCAGGTGCCGCTTGAACTCGCGGTCATGGAATTTCAGCGTTAGGCCGCCGGCCATGGGGCTATTCCTTTACGCATTCGAGCTTCGGCAGTCGGTCGATCCGCTCCGCGGCAACGTATCGCTCAACGCGGTAAGTGCTGCCCTCGGCGTCCCGCACTCGTACACCCGAAGTAAACTTCGCGAGCACGGACTCGGGCGGCTCGCGTTCGAGAATCACGTCGTACCGCTGGTTGGTTTCTCTCGCGTCGTGCTCGATCTCCGTGGTCTGCGCGACCGGCTGGACCCGCGCCCGCTGGCCGGCCAGCAACGTCGCCCAGGTCGCCACCGCCTCGCCGGCGGTCGATTTCGTCCAGGCCGCCTGCTCGATTGTGACGGTCGTGTCGAGGCCCGCCTCGATCGACAACCGCCGGCACGTGGCCGAATACTTCGCGCCGAGCACCTGCTCGGCCAGCTCGATGATCGTGTACCGCTGGCCGTCGCCATCGACGATCACACTGCCCAGCGGAGGCCGTTCGCTCTCATCGCTCGGCCACTGCCATATGGTCGCCGCTGCCAATACCTGGCCGTCGCTCGGCTCGGCTTCTCGCCGATCGTGTTGCCCACGGTGGGCGTTGGTGATGGCCTGGTCGTCTCGCCCTCGCACCTCCAGCGTCACGGCCTCCAGGCCGTCGACGATCGCCGCGAAGTCGTTGGAGGGATCGAAGGCCATTTACGTGTACCCTTGCGAAACAATCTCGACCGGCGAGCCGTCGCCGTCGCCCTCGGCGATGAGCTTGTTCAGCCGTGCGAGCTGCTCGGAGAGCATGTTGTGGTACGCCGACCATTGGACCGTTTGCCCGTTGACCGAGTAGCTCGGTTTCTGCTCGGCCGTGATTTCCTTCAGCCGGGCAGCCACCTGCTCGCGAGTCGTCTTCAGGTCGTCGATGTAGCCCATGGGCAAAATCCGTGTTTCAAAAAAACGGCCGACCCCGCGATACGCGAGGCCGGCCGCGGGCCTGGGATCGACCGAATAGCTGGCAGGCGGCGGCCGACCGTGGCCGGAAAAACTACGCTCCGCTGGAGCTCGACGCGGCGGCGGCCCGGTGCCGCTGGATGGCCCGCGGTTCGAGCACGGCCGCCACGCCCCGCTCGCTGGCTTTGTACCGCAGGACGATGTCCTGATTGAACTCGGCTTCGCTGTTCAGCGGCGATTGGACCACCGTGATCGGCCAGTTCTCCATGTAGCCGAACGCCTTGCGGAAGTCGCCGTAGAACCAGACACCCTGGGCCGTGTCGCTGTCGAGCGCCAACCCGTCGGCAGCGACCAGGCGGCGGTAGAGCTGGCGGCTGTAGGCGGCCGAAATGCCCATCCCGGCCAGCGGGTTGCCCGCGACGGTCAGGGTGTTCGTGTTGGTTGTCTCTCGCGTCTCGGTCGCGGTGAGGATGCGCTGGCCGACCATCATCTTGTGAGGCACGGTCAGCAGCGTGCGACCGCTCATCAGGATCGGCTCACCGGTGTCCGGGTCCAGCAGGTCCGCGAAGGCCTGCTCGGCCGTGTCGATGGCGTTCCAGTCGACCAGGTCGTTCGCGTAGAAATCGTTCGTCCAGTTCGTGCCGGTGTCGAACGTGTTGAACTCGGTCCCGTTGCGCTTGTAGTTATTGTCGACGCCGGCGATGAGGTCCAGCAGCCGCTTCTCCTTGTTCAGGCCGAGGATTTCGCCCACCTCGCCGGCCCGCTGCATCACCTGCCCGGTCAGGTCGAAGTAGATGGCCTCCTTCGTCACGGGCACGATGAAGCCCCGCTTCGTGGTCGCGGGCGTCTCGACGTACTGCTCACCGAACCCGAAATGCGGGTAGGGCTGCCCCTCGCGGACGATCAGGTCGTCGCCCTGGTCGGACAGGCGGTTGACGCCGGGGATCTTCTCGCCGGAGAGCTTCGTCGGCACCGTGCGGACCAGCCGCGTGGCGACGAATTCCTCTTGCTGGTAGCCGGTCAGCAGGGCGTTGATGACCAACTGGCCGGTGATGTTGGCGAACGCCGTCGAGTCGACGGCCGACATGGCCTCCTGAAGGCTACCCGGGTTGTTCGGTGCGAACGCCTCTTCGAGGAACCCAGCACCGACGGGCTCGCCGTGGCGGTCGACGATGAACGTCGCGGCCAAATCCCGCAGGGAGAAGTCGCCGCTGGCGATGCCGCCGGGGCGGCCTTCGCGACCCATCCGCAATGCCTCGCGGAGGTCCTCACGGCAGCGGGCCGGGTCCGCCCGCCAGTCGCGGGCGAGGTTGCGTGCTCGGATCTGAGCCATCCTAATGCTCCTTCGTGTTGTGGCCGGCTGCCGGCCGCTGGTTGTTGGGGTCGTTGCACCTCGGCTCAGATGATGCCGGAGCTACTGCCGGCCGCCTGGGCCTGGACGCCGCCGTCCATGATGGTCGACTTGATGCGGACGTTGACGCTGGTCTTCGCGGTCGTTACCTCTTCGGCAACCCGGCCGATGGCCTTCGTTTCGGAGGTCACCGTCTTGACCTTCTGGTCCTCTAGCGCGGTGCCGGCGGCCGTCTCGCACGCACCGACCATCTGGCCAAGGGTGAACGTGCCACTGGCGACGTCGAACTCGAACTCGCCGGCCGTGGCGATCCGGATCGGATCGGTGTCGCCGTTGCGGCTCTGCTGCTCGGCGACGCCGAGGAAGTATTGCTGGAAGGCGTCCTGGTTGAGCGCCTCGGTGGCCTGGTCGACCATCGCCGACGCCGGTTCCGGTTTGCTGGTAACCGGATCGAGGAACAACAGGTCGCCGATCTCGATGACCGTCGCCGAGGCCGGGGTTGCGAAGACCGGCTTCGTGTCGCCGCGTCGGTACCGCACTTGGTTGGACATGGGTTTTCTCCGTGCTCGTTGGCTTGCAAAAAGTGGGGCGTTCTTGCCCCGGGTCCGCGCCGTCGCTTCTTACGGCTCCCCTGCTACGGCATGCGCTACGATTGCCAGGCCGCGACCCGCTTTTCGATCGGCTTCTCGGCGTACCGGCCGGCCTGATCTTCGGCGAATCGGCTGGACGACTGCGGCGTCTGCGAGCCGCGGGCCGCCTCGCCGAGAATCGCCTTGCGGTCGTCGATCAGTTCCTGCCGCTTGGCGGGAGCTTCCTCTCGCAGGAGCGATTCGAGAAACAGGTCGCTCACGACGGCCCGATTGGTCGCGTCGAGACCGGCCTTCTTGAGTTCCTCCAGCACGGCCTCGCGACGCTCGAAGCGGGCCTTCTCGGCCTTGAGCGCGGCGACTTCCTCGCGGAGCTGCTTCAGCTCGGCCTCGCGGGCCTTCGCCTCGGCGCCCTCGGCAATCTGCCGGGTGATCGCCTCGAACAAGTCCGGCCGGTTGGCCCGGAGCTGGTCGAGGGTGGCTTCCTTCAGGTCGGTGATCTTCGTTTCGGCCACGTGCGTTTCCTCCGTGGGCTGGTTGTGGGGGTCGCGGGACTCGAACAGCCCGCGGGTCGTTGCCGGTTCGGCGACCAGGTCGACCGACCGAACCGACGTGATTTCCTCGACGATAATCCTGCCGTCCCGGCGGCTAGTCTTGCCGGTCGCATCGTGCGAAAGGCCGACGTTTTCCGGGGCGTGTTCGGCGTCCCAGATGAGCTGTTCGGCCAGGGCGTGCTTCGGGTTGAATTGAAGGTCGCCGAACAGCGAACCCTCGCGGACCGTTACGCCACGGAGCATCCCGATCCGGTCCGCGTAGCTGCGGCGTTGGTCGGGCTCGACGTGGTCGATATTGACTGCCTTGCCGTCGTAGAGCGATGCGGCATGGCTGAGGGCTTCGAGCGTGTACTCACGGCCGTTCTTCGATTGGCGGCCAAGGATCTTCACGCCGCGAATCAGCCCAGCCTCGCGGTCGACGGCCAGAGAGAGCCCGCGGCTATCGACCTGCTCGGTGAGCGATTCGTGCGTGACGGCTGCCGGCATGGCGTGGCTCCAAGAACGAAAAAAGGCCCGGCGTCGATCACTGGATCAACGCCGGGCCTCGCTGTGGACTGGTCCCGGTTATGGACGTTTTGGTAGAAGTTAGAGCTTGTCGCTCCCCTCGAGTTTTCGCCGGACGTGCTCAATTCGTCCGCCGCGAAACACGATCTCCACCGCAACGCTGCCGAATAGATTATCGGATTCGGCGGCGTCCGTCAAGGCCCGTAGTCGTCGGTGGGCGGTGGCCAGCATCGCGGCGTTGTGCTCGGAGCGGCCCGAGCCGGCGTCCAGTTCCCTCGTTTTCGACATATCGACCCCTTCCGTGAGTGTCAATCAGTTGGCCAAAAATCCCTGTCGATAGACCTGCCGGAACAGCCCCTCTCGCTCGGATAGCACCCTGCGAACCGCGTCGCGGCGGGCCTGGCGGTCGCCGGCCGACTCCCGACGTAGCTGAGCGACGGGCACCAGCCGGCCGTCGGCGTCGATGAAGTCGAGCCAGTCGGGCTCGTACTCGGCGGTGGCCACGCTGCGATACCGGGCCACGCCAACGGCCGCCTGCCGTTTCTCCGTGTCGGCCCGGCGGAACCATTCGGTGTAGGCGGCCGGGTCGGGCACCTGGTCGCCCGTGGAGGTGCGGAACTGGGCGGCCAGGGCCGGGTTGTCGAGCACCTCCGTCGGCGGTGCGAGGATCGGCACCGCCATGCAGCGGCAGTTCGGTTCGTCGGGCAGTTGTGGCAGCAGCTCGCCGTCGTCGGCCACGAACGAGCCGTTGGCCTGCCGCTGGTAGACTTTGCCGTTGCGTGCGGCGTGGTGGCTGCGTGTCCATTGGTCCATCACGGCGACGATCTGCTGGCCCGAGATCAAGTCACCCAGACTGCCGAGTGCCTCCTGCTGGGCCAGCTCGCCGACGCGGCGGCCTTCGGTCCTGGCGATTCGCTGGGCTCGGTAGATTGTGCCGTCGACGACCGGAAGCATCCGCTGGCGGAGCTGCCGGACGTTCTCCCCGGCGGCGATTCCGTCGGTGAGCTGCCCGAGAATGAACGCCCGGTCCTGCTCCTCGTAGCGGCGGAAGCGGTGGTCCCAGGTCATGCCGCCGATGGAATACGCCAGCCACTGGCCGACCCGCTCCGGCGAGGGCGAGGGGAACAGCAGCGAGCGGATCAGCGTCATGGCCTCCTCGCGTGCCACCCTCGGGTTGGTCCGCCACGGGACGACCGGCTCAAAGTCGTACTCGTAATCGAGCGGGTTGGTGAAGACCTCGCCGTCCGCCTCGGCCGTGCGACGTGGCGGCGATTGGGCCAGCCACGCCAGACGCGGGTGGAGCTTGGCGAACCAGGCTAGCGGCACCGTCCGCATGAGCACGGCGACGGCCTCGCGGTGTCCGGCATCGGCCAACGAGACAAGCCCCTC